TGGGACGACTTCGAATCGAATTAGTTACATTTATAGGATTGAATCAACTGGAGAAACTACAACAGTGTTTAATATTTCTACTAATGGAGTTTCTCAATTACCAATGATTGTTGATTTTAATGATAATATCTTTGTATTTGCTCCAAATTACTATAATGATTCAGTGTATACGCTTAATAGTACGCTAAATGTGTTATACGCCCACAACTACACTGCTTAAGGGAATATCATGAGTGTTTTAAAAACAACTAAAACCCAAATCGGATTAAGTGGCTCTGCTGTTAATAACTTTGTTTTAATAAGTGATGAAACCGTTGGGTCATTATCATTAAATCGTGGCACAACTAATACTGTATATTCTAATGTGCTATCAATTGATAGCACTAAAAAGTTAGCTATTACTGGCAATCTAACTATCAGCGGGAATGCTAAAGTGGCAACAGCGCCAATTAATGATAATTCTACAAAGGTTGCAAATGCCGCGTTTGTAAAAAGTCAATTAGATTATTCTGTTGCACAATATGGTCAACCACAGCAGTTAACTTCAGCTGCAAACAATGGAAGTATTGCCTCTGCTGTCGTGTTAGATTCAGCTGGAAACATTTATTGGGCAATTGGAAATTACTATAATGGTTCAACATATTCATTAACAAGCTACATCTATAAATTAGCTGTTAATGGTACTTTATCTACATTTGCTTCAGTTGCGACGATTGGCTGTTATGCAACTGCTTTAGCGATTGATAGTAATGATGTTCTTTATTGGGCAGTTAGTAATTCTTATAACGGAACAACTTATACACAAACTAGCTATGTGTACAAGATAACTCCTGATGCTACATTATCAACACTGGCATCAGCTACAACTCAAGCTGGAGTTAGTTGTGATTTGACGTTTGATAGTTCAGGCAATTTGTATTGGGCAGTTGTTAATTATTACAATGGAACAACTTATGTGCAAACTAGCTATGTGTATAAGATAGATGTAAACACAGGAACAACCGTAACTTTCGCTTCTGCCACAAATACTGGCGCATATGGTACGGCTATTAAATTTGATAGTTTAGGCAACTTGTATTGGGCAGTTTCTAATTATTATACTGGAAGTGGTTCAGTTTATACTCAACCTAGTTATGTTTATAAAATAACTCCTGGCGGCGTTTTATCTACTATTGCTACTACTACAACAATTGGAGCTCAAACTCCAAGCTTAGTATTTGACTCAGTTGGTAATCTATTTTGGGGAATTCCATTTGCGACTGATGGTACTAATGTTGTACAAAATAGCAAAATATTTAAGATTGATAAAAACAATACATTGACTACATTTGCAACATTTACAACTAAAACAGGGTCAGCCGTTAAATTAATTATCGATCAAAATGACACTTTATATTGTGCAGTTGCAAATCAATATGATGGTACAACGTACACACAGAATGCAGTGATTTATAAAATAACGGCCGCTGGAAATTTAACTCAATTAGATAACACTATAACTCAAGGTTTAACTCGCACGGCAATTGCATTTGATAATAATAAAAATATCATTTGGTCAATTCCAAATTATTTTAATGGAACTACTAGAGCTCTAACAAGTTATTTGAACATTCTGTATAGAATATAAATACAGCAATCAAAGTTAAAACACCAAGGAAATAAAAACATGGCAAAATTTATTGAAAATAACCAATGGGTAGAGCTACCATTAGAAGTGATTTATCGCTTATTTGATGATAGCCAAGTTGGAATACTTCCAACTCAACCTAGAGTAGAGCCAATCACTCTTGAAAATGGCACCTTTATTGATGCTAAGGTTGCTAAAATTGAGTTAGCTAAAATTGCAATTCAGCGCCATTTAGATGCGTGGGCTAAAGATAAAGGATATGACAGTATCCATACAGCCGCTTTACGTGCGGCATATGATGGTCCTTATAAAGCTGAAGGTGTTGCTTTTGCGCAATGGATGGACGCAGTTTGGCAAAAAGCTTATGAATTATTAGAGCAGTTCGAAAATGGACAGCTTGTTGAATTAAATGAGTCACAATTGATTGCGGCTCTTCCAGCATTTACAGGAGTTTAAAATGTCAATTTCAATTTCATCACCAAATTCTAACACCGGCAAGATTCAAGTTAATGGTGTTGATCGCATATCAATTGGGACTGATGGAGTATTGACTGGTTCAGCAACTCCTGCACAATTTGATAATAGCACAAAAATTGCAACGACCGCGTTTATTCAACGTGCTCTTGGTAGTTATAGAGATGCATTTTCAGTATCAACAACGACTACACTTGATGCAAATAGCATTGGTAAAATTTGTCAAATTTCTAGCACTGGTCCTTATACGGTCACATTGCCTTCAGTTGCTGATATTCCGACCGGTGGAGTTATCCAGTTAGTATGTACTGGAACAGGAACTTTTACAATTGCTGCTCAAGCAAGTCAAAATATTTCTTATGCTTTTAATAGCTCAATCTCAAGTTTTACCATGGTAGCTGGTGATACTGCTACGTTGGTTGAAGGTGGTGGTTTCTGGAGTATACAAGAAGGTTCTAAGTTGTTGCAATTTTTACCTCAGTTTGGAGCTTCATTAATTAGCAATGGTTATCAAAAACTTCCATCTGGTTTAATTTTGCAATGGGGCGCTAACAGCAACACTGGTACATCAACTGCCGTTACATTCCCTATCGTGTTTCCATCATCATGTATCCATTTAAGCTATGGTAGTTTTACTAGTGCACTAGCTACGGCTGGTAACTATTATCAAATAGCGCATAATAGTGTAACAGCATCTGGATTTAGCTGGGGAAGTTTAACATCAGCTGGCACCGTTAATACAACTGCAAGTACATCAACCTTGTCATGGTTAGCGATTGGATATTAATTGATTTAAAAATAGAATACTTATATGACTATATTTTTTGCAAAATCAGTAAATGGTTTTTATGATGATGAGATTAATACGATAATTCCAGAGGATGCTAAAGAAATTTCCTCGGAATTTCATATGGCTTTAATTAACGCTCAGGGACTTGGTAAAATAATAACTTCTAATGAAGAAGGTTATCCAATTTTAGTTGATGCTCCTGAACCAACTGAAGAAGAAATTGCAACTGAAAAAGCTAAAGCTTTGAAAGCCGAGCTAGAAGCCATTAATTACTTATTTTATGATGAACAAGCTGGAGATGTTCCAGAAGGAACTTGGAAAACTAAACGTGAAGAAATTAAAGCAAAATACAAATAAGTTAAATTAGTTTTAGAAAAAAGCCGACTAGTTCGGCTTTCTTTTTGCCTAATGGTTGATAAATAATCATATCTCTCAATCTGATTAAAGGTTCTAACATATGTCAGTTCAACTACATGGAACAGCTGGAATTGATGGAGTTTCAATAAATTCATCAACTCCAAATTCTGGCAATTTCACCAGTGTTAACATTTCAACGGGTGTTTTATCGGCAACTACTGGACAAAATTTAAATTTATCAACAAATGGCTCTCAAAAGCTGCGTATTGATACAAATGGAAACTTAAAATTATTGGCTGCGGCAGGTTTTCAAAATGCGACTAGTGACGCTTTTTCACCTTATGTCGGGCTTAAAAATAAAATTATCAATGGTGATTTTGACATTTGGCAACGCGCAACTGTCCAATCTACTTCTGGTTATGGCAGCAATGACCATTGGGGAGATTATCAAGGTGGTTCAGTTAAAGTTCATTCACGCCAAACATTCCCAGTTGGGCAGACTGACGTACCAAATAATCCAAAGTACTTTTCTAGAACGACGGTAACTTCAGTTGCAGGAGCTAGTAATTTTATCTTAAAAAATCAATACATTGAAGATGTCACTAAATCATCTGGTAAAACATATACTTTGTCATTTTGGGCAAAAGCAGATGCAAGTAAAAATATCGCTGTTGAATTTTTACAATATTTTGGAACAGGTGGTTCACCGTCAACCACTGTATCAGCACTTGGGATTACAACCTTTGCTTTGACAACAACATGGCAAAAATTCACCACAACTGTGACCTTTCCATCAGTTTCAGGTAAATTAATAGGAACGAATGGTAATGATGCATATGGAGTTAACTTTTGGTTTGATGCCGGTTCGACTTATAATTCAAGAACTAACTCATTAGGTCAGCAATCTGGAGTATTTGATTTAGCTCAAGTGCAGCTTGAGGAAGGTAGCGTCGCGACTCCATTTGAAAGTAGACCAATTTCATTGGAAACTGCGCTATGTCAACGTTATTATGAACAAATTTATGGTGTGGCGGCTGATGGATTTGGAATAACGGCTAATGTTTCAGTTGGTTGTTCAGCATGGGTTCAATTTAATACTCCAAAACGAGTCGTACCTTCAGTTTCAATTAGTGGAACCTGGGCAGTGGTAAATTGTGGTCAACCAACTGGGGCTGGAGCAACAACCACCGGCGCTAGAATATCAACAACCACTACCGCGTCATTATCACTGTGTTCATTTGCCTCAAATTCAACCGATGATTTTATCATCATTGATGCTGAAATTCAATAAAGGAATTAACTTATGACTTTAACAATTAATGGAACAACTGGAATTGATAATATTGCTGTTGATGCCAATGTAGCTAACACAGGTAATTTTACTACAATTAACCTATCAACTGGTGTACTATCATCTAACATTGGACAAAATTTAACATTTGGCACTGGTAATTCAAATCAATTACAAATTGATTTGAATGGTAATGTTAAGCTATTGACAAGTGGTGCCACTTTACAAAATTCAATTGGCCAGAATTATTCGCCATATCACTTAAAAAACAAAGTTATCAATGGCAGCTTTGATATTTGGCAACGTGGAACAACTCAAACTATTTCTGGTTATGGGTCAGATGACCGCTGGAATAATCAGCATTTAGGTTCAACTAAAACTCATACACGTCAAGCTTTTACGTTAGGTCAAACTGATGTTTCTGATAACCCAAAATATTATTCAAGAACAACTATCACATCGGTAGCTGATTCAAATAATTTTACTGCCAAAAGTCATTCAATTGAAAATGTACTTAAATCAGCTGGTAAAACATATACTTTGTCATTTTGGGCAAAAGCAGATACAAGTAAAAATATTGCCGTCGAATTTTTTCAAAACTTTGGAACAGGTGGTTCACCGTCAGCTCAGGTATCAGCGCTTGGTGTTACTACCTTTGCTTTGACGACGGCATGGCAAAAATTCACCACGACTGTGACCTTTCCATCAATCGCTGGAAAAAAGCTTGGGACTAATAATAATGACACCTTTGGTTTTACTATCTACTTTGAAGCCGGGTCAAATTATAACTCAAGAACTAACTCATTAGGTCAGCAATCTGGCACTTTTGATATTGCTCAAACCCAACTTGAAGAAGGTTATGTAGCAACTGAGTTTGAAACAAGGCCTGTTGGATTTGAATTACAGCAATGTCAACGTTATTTTGAGGTGATAGGTGGGGTCAATAATGCGTTAACTGGGATTGGATATGGGGCTTCTTCTGGTACTGGTGGTGCTCGTTGCAATATTTCATTTAAAGCATTAAAGCGTACAACCCCAATGGTTACCAAATTAGGAACCTGGCTTGTTAGCAATGTTGGCCAGCCAACAGCAAATTTCGTTAGCACTAGCAGCTTAACACTAGATGCTGTATCAACTGGAACAAGTGTTGGTTGTTCTTTTCAATGTGATTCAACCGACGATTTAATAACAATTGACGCTGAAACAAACGTTTAACAAGGAATAGAATATGACAATTCAACTTACAGGGACTGGTATTGATAATGCTGGAATAAATCCAATTACGCCAAAGAGTGGGCAATTCACAGTGTTGAATACTACTGGCAGTGTTTCAGCAGCAATTGGTCAAAATTTTGTCTTTAATACTAATGGAACTAATAAAGCGCAAATAGATACGACCGGTAATTTAAAGCTTTTGACTTCAACGGCGGCATTTCAAAATACGATTGGTGATGCAATTTCTCCATATGGGGCATTTAGAAATAAAATCATAAATGGAAATTTTGACTTTTGGCAGCGTGGTACAACTCAATCGGCATTTTCAGGATATGGAAGTGATGACCGTTGGGTAAATTCTCATGCCGGTTCTTCAAAGGTTCATTCACAACAAGCCTTTACAATTGGCCAAACTGCGGTTCCAAATAATCCAAAGTACTTTTCAAGAACAGTGGTATCATCAATTGCGGGAGCTAGCAATTTTGTTGTTAAAGCTCATTACATTGAAGATGTATCAAAGTTGTCTGGTAAAACTTTAACTTTATCTTTCTGGGGTAAAGCTGATACAAATCGAAATATTGCAATTGATTTTTCACAGTACTTTGGTTCAACTGGGTCACCATCAGCTCAAGTTAATTTTGGTTCAACTATATTTGCACTTACTTCAAGTTGGCAGAAATTTACAACAACCGTTAGTTTTCCATCAGTTGCTGGTAAAACATTAGGAACTGACACAAACAATGATAGAAATGTCATCAATTTTTGGTTTGATGCTGGTTCAACTTATAATTCAAGAACTAACTCATTAGGTCAGCAATCTGGCACTTTTGATATTGCTCAAGTACAGCTTGAAGAGGGCAACATAGCAACTCCATTTGAAACTCGACCACAAGAAGTTGAATTTGCTTTATGCCAACGTTATTATGAAATAGTTGGTGGTGCAGTAAACACTGTAGCGGCAAATGGATACTGTGTTTCTTCAGGTTCTGGTGGAGCGGCACTTTGGATAAGCTATAGTGTTTCTAAAAGAATCACCCCAATAGTAACTAAAAATGGTACATGGTTTGTTAGCAATGTTAGTCAACCAACGGTTAATGGAATAACAACTGAAGGATTTAAGCTTGGTGCTGTTTCAACTGCGACTAATACAGGCTGTACTTTTTATTGCGATTCAACAGATGACTTTATAACAATAGATGCTGAATTTGTTTAAATGTAAAAAGGGCTGTTAAGCCCTTTTTTTATATAGTTGATTTATTGAATACTTCATTCCTTTATGCTCATAAGGACCATATTCAATTCGTTTTTCCCAAACCCCATACTGATTAGGCTCTTCTGTCGATAATATTGGGAATGTAATATCACCAGCTGACTGTATATGAACAACCGTTTCATATACAATGTCAACTAACCCATCAGCTAAGGCTTGTTCATAAATTATTCCACCACCAATTACAACCGCTTCATCATTAACGCTGTGAGCAACGCTAATTGCCTTAGCTAGGGTGTCAACGGTGACGACTGGGATACGATCGTAGCCATAGCTTAAGTGGCCATTAACAAATGGAAAAATTTTGTCAGGGGAACGTGTGATGACAATATTTAATCGCGCGTCAAGTGGTTTTCCTAAAGAAAGAAAGGTATTACTACCCATGATGACAGGTTTATGCAGAGTCAATTCTCGAAAATATTTCAGGTCAGCTGGGATATGCCATGGGATTGAATTTGAAGTAGAATTACCAATATGCCAATCAAGGTCGTGTGCAACTACTAAACTTACTCGTTTCATATTATGCTTGCTGTAGTAGGTGGCGCTGGAATTTCTAATTTTGTTGCTGAATCAGGTTGTGGAATTGCAGGAAGTTGCCTCCAACCTTTTTCATTTTGCCAAAGGCTCATAATCCAGCAAGTTCCATCATCACACAATGAAACAACTTCTCCATTATCAGCAATAGCAATATTAATTATTTTTCTCATCATTATCACTCATTATAATGTTATTTAATAAAAGAACTGCGTAAGTTCAGAAATAGTGCCTTTAATTCTTACCTTCGTCTCGTTTTCTTTTTCTAAATGATTGTTTTAAGTCAAACCCTTTTGAAACAATAAGGTCTTTATCGGCTATTGTAACAGGTGGAACAATATCTAGATTATCTTTTAAGATGTTCCCAAGATAATAATCTAGTTCTTGATAAAGCCTTTCCGCTGGGTATATTGCAGCAAAACCAAGTTCTGAAAGTCTTGGAATATCTTCATTCACGTAAACATAAACACCATTAGTTTGAACCTTATGCTGTTTAGAATAAGTGAACCCATTGCAAGTAATATATCCATCAACAAAAAATACTGGCTGTTGAAGTATTCTGCTGACTTCAACTAGTTGGTCATTCCATTTTGGAATGAAATCTTTTTCATTAATTGGAGACCACCACCAATACAATAATTCTTTCTTTACTATTTGAAATATTCCAGCATCTGTCTCTGGATTATAAATTTTCCAGGAAGTCCATTTGTCACTGATATCAAATTTTTGTTTGATATTTTTACGAAAACAAAGGTACTGTTTACC